TAAACCGTATCTGCGAACATTTACCAACAAAGACCTAGAAATCCTGCATGGTCCTGTGTGCAGTTTGAGCGAAATGTCCCGTAAAAAAAGCAAACGTAAAAGTATTACCCTGGTGCGTCGGATTGATTGAGCAGATTCATGTGCAGGGCCACCAAGGCTGCATAGCTGATGGCATGACTTTGTTTGAACACAAATCCCAGACTGGCGTCGCCATCCCACACCGAAGCAAACACATCTTCCCAGGGCCGACCCTGTAGGTGTGCTTTGCCAGGTCTGATTATACTGATAAATGCTGCCATCCTAGGTATGCTATCTGGACGCATGGTTTCAAGTAGTTCAGTGTAGTTTCCTATGTGGACCAGTTGTCGGGCCCAAGCCGGATCTGTCCACAAGCGTGACCATGGTGGTTCCTGTGCCAACATTTGTTGATAATGTATTGAATCACGGATCAGTTGATACACGCTCATGTTCAATAAATCAATTTTGAAATATCCCAGTTGTTCGGCAGTTTCATAGTCAATAGCGGCACAGGCATTGACCGGATCATATGGAATGTCTGTAGCATATATGCCGCTGTTGTGACGACGAACTTGCCCTTGATGCGTTTGTCTAGCTGGTGTGGCTTGAATCAATGCCAGCAGTTGATCTCTGTTGGCCAAATCAATATCAATATCTGCACTCATCACCAACCTGCTTTCTGTAGCATTTCTTTCACGTATTCTTGATCAGCCACATAGTCTGCAAACTTTTTCATCCAGATATCCGAATCAATATAGGACCAGATCATGGCAATTTGTGTGGCATCTAGTTCGCTCAAGAACCGTTGTCCACTTTCACAATTATAAATGATCCAGGGGCTAATGCGTCCTGCGGTCACAGCATAGACCATGGCATTGGTATTGCCATAACGCAGGCAATCCTCGGCTGGATTGCCGGTTTGTTCACTCCAATCAATACCAAATTCCATGGCTCGAGCCAGGGCATCGTTGACATTTTCTACCCGCAAATAGTCTATTAGGTATTCGGTATAGACAGTGTCTCGACACCAGTGATCAATCTTTTTGTTTTGACGTAATACCCATTCTACAAAACGTGCCGGATTGACCGCACGAATGTCTACGCAATAACGACCAAATTTTACAAAGGCACGATAGTAAGGGCTTTCACAAAAGTCATCATGTGTTTTTAATCGTGCGCTGCCTTGTGTGAGTTCATAAAATTTAAGATAGGCCATGAAACCAAGACGCACTCCGGGTTCATCTCGTTCCTGTCTACGGCGGCGTGGTTGGCACGAATGTACTGAAAGACTGGCTTCTCTCACAAAGTCTTTTCGACAATACTGACAAGTATAGGTCATTTTTTCGCGTCTTGCCCACTGTCTTTCAAGTAAGCATCTATGTCTTTTTTGGTATTGATTCGACTCATCAATTCTACTTCATCATCTTTCAAGTGTGGATACAGTTCGGCCAATTGTTTTCTGATGCCGCTGGCACCAGCTTCTCGTTTCTTTGGGGCAATCCACGGATGGCGTTGTGTGCCTAGGTCAGGACTCACCGTGGTAGCACATAACCATTGCAGTCGAGGATGGCGATTGATATCAAAAAATCTTTTGTTCAATCGTTCATTGGTGGCAATTACATAAAACTCTTGCATTTCTCTTGAACCTTGCACAGCCGATCCCCAGCGTATCATGAGATAGTTACTGAACTTCTTGCGTTCTTCATCGGTAAGGCTGTCGTAGAACTCTCGATTTTTGCGATCAAACTGCGCCATTTCGTTTTGTATGCTGAGCTTGTCCACTACCAGGCCTGATTATAGTTGACCACTTCACAGTTCCTGCTGATGTCCTTGACAAAGTACACACAGTCGGGCTTGGCACCTTCACTGATAGGCACACACAGCATTTGGCCATTTTTCAGCTTGGGAGCATACCAGGTTACTTCTTGATACACATCAATGATTTCCACATCCAAGAAACTGGGTCTAAAACTCGTGAGTGGATTGAACTGGAATGCCTTGAATCCACGATCATTGATAGCGGTCAATGGTAGCACTTCTAGGTCGCCTAGGTCAGGTTCTCCAATCAGCATCTGCCAGTCCACTGGCATCCTGACACGATGATGACCTATGCGCAAGACCAGGGCCGGCGCCGTGAAGCTTTCTAGAAAGATAAGTGGTATGTAATGATAGTCTGGATCTTTGGGATCGCTGTTGTCAAATATAGCAAATCGCATGTCATCCACTTCTTCAGGAAGATGATCTAGTTCAAATGGTTCGTTGTCCAGGGTTAATATTCTCATACTTTGATTATAACATATTTTGTTTCAAGTGCAACCTTTATTTCCATTCTAGTTTTTCCTGTGTGAATGGATAGTTGGCTTCGCGATAAAAGGTTTTGCGCTTGGTCAAGTGTCTTTTGGCAAATTTACAGGTGCTTGTGACATCCCAGATCTGCACATGATCTTTATCTTCGGCTTTGCGTATTCCTCGTCCTATGCTTTGGATGACTCGGACAAAACTCTTACCAGGCTCAACCAGCACCAAATTAAAAATCCTAGGCAGATTAATACCAACGGCAGCAACGCCATAGGTAGCAACAATAATCTTGCCAGTGCTGGTTGCCACTTCGTCATATTCATCTTGTCTGTCTTTCGCTTTGGTAGCACCACTGACAAACACTGCCTGATCTCCCAGCAAGTTTACCAAGGCATGACCTGCCGCCACGCGATCCACCAGTACCAAGGTATTGCCAGTGGCATTGACCTGGGCGATCAATTGTGCCATGGTTTTAAGTCTGTCGGGTTCTTCTAACAGGAACTTTAATTCACTTTGATAGTTAGGGAACTCTGCATGGTCCACCAACTGCACAATGTTCACATGACATTGTGCCAACACGCCCTGACTTTGTAATTCACTGGCACTGAGCTTGCCTATCACCGGACCAAGACTACACTTCAATGCCTGGAACTCATAGGGTTCTTTGGGTATGGTTCCTGTAAGTCCCCAACGCAAAGGAATACGACTCATTACACCTGTGAGCAGGCTCTTGAGTGCATCAGCCTTGGCCATATGCACTTCGTCAACAATAACACATACCACATCTTCCAAGAACTCACCAATGGTAACATCGCCTACTGAGTTCTTGGTATTCTTTAACAGCACATTCAGGCTTTGCCATGTACAGATTGTGTGTTGTCGTCCCCACTCCTTGCGATCGCCGAAGTAAACACCAACATCCTGTTGCATGTTGATGTAGTCTTTTTCGGTTTGCGTTACCAAGCTCTTGTTGGGAACAATAACAATAGTCCTGCCATAGGGTGCCACAGCATTGCTTAGTGCGGCTGTGATAACTGTCTTGCCTGCGCCTGTGGCAATTTCTTGTATGCATTGTGGGTTTTCAAGGAAGTTGTTGATGATCTCAACTTGATAGTCACGTAGTTGCATTGGCTGGCCTTCCAGAGGATGACCTTTGCCCCAAACGATATGACTGAATGTTTGTTCAGTTACCTTTTCAAACTCAAACGTAGTAGAATAGTCACGCTGATCATCCAGCTCAATATCATAGTTGAACTTTTCCAGTATGGGAATGATCTCTGGCAATAGGTTCACATAAGTGCTGCCGCCCAGTTGGAAATAACTGACCTTGCCATCCCAACGACCAAGTCTCACTGCTGGCAAGTATCTGGCACCAGGGACATCATATTTGAATGCGTTTACTAGGCTACGGCGAGCGTCTAGTTCAAGACCTTCTATTTTGATGTTTACTTCATCGCGTATTATGATTGTAGCAGTTTTCACTAGACCAGTTCTAAAGAAAAATAATTATCACTTATTTTAACATTTTTAGATACAATTTGTCTAGCATTTGTCAAGTTATTAGGCCAATCTGTAAGATTAGCCAATGGTATATGTACATCATGTGGGACCAAATTGAATTTTTTACACCAATCTAAAAATTCAGATGGTGGCTCCATTTTATAAGGACGAACCAAATTCATTCCCAAAAAAGAATCAACATTGGTCCAATTAACATCGTCTTCGTATATGTTTTCTTGTTCGTCAAAATTTTTAAATTTTTCAAATGCAAATCGACCGTGTCCTGGATATTTCAAATAAAGATGACAAACCTGCCAATCAAAAAAATTATCTTTGAAGGGATTATCAACACGCCAATGTGTGTTGTCTCTAAAGTCGTATTGGAAAGCGGATTCAATCAAATGAATATGGCAATTCATCTCCTGATAGGCTTGATAATACTTTTTGTCAATTTTGTATAAAAGTTCAGTGAGTTTTGGCATCTGTATTCTTGTCTTGCCCCACTCTTTGTGCAACTTGTTTAATTGATGCTGATCATACCAATTAGTTGGTTTACTGAATTGTGGAAGTTTAAGTTTGTGAAGAATTTGGTTGACTGTGTCAACATAGTTTATTTCTTCTTGAATCAGAAGATCTACATCACGTTTTTTATTCAATAAATCAATGACCTGATCTCCTGGTTCGTATTTGTTAACGCCCAAACTCTGAGAATTATTAACAAACCATACTGTAAGATCTTTGTTTATTACATCGTACAATAAAGAATCTTTGGTCGCACTCCAGGTGATCAATAAACGCATGACAATTATATAGTGTTTTGTATCTCAAGGACAACAAAAAAACAGGCACCGAAGTGCCTGTGTAAAATGGGTAGATTTTGGTCTACCCAGGAGCTACCGATTACTTAACCGTTTTACCAACGATTAACTATTTTTCATACAAGTGCTTGCGGCCAAGGCCTTCCAATTGTCTGCACTGACCTTGGTCAAGTCCGCGATCTTCAAGGCCATACGCAGGCTCATTTCACGCAAGCGGTCCTTGTTGGCATCCATGAAGTTGAGAATCTCGTCACCTTGTTCTGGGCTGAAATCATAATCATTGAACAGTTGTCCTTGGCGGAAGATCTGCTTGATACGCAAGAAACGATCACGCATGGTGTTCAGTGTAAGATCCAGGAAGTGGCAACGACTCTGCAGGGCCTCCAAGTGGTCTTGCAATTTCTTTGATTTGAGATTGCTGAACTGCAAATTGGTGATGAAAATACAGGCACCCTTGAAGTCAAAGCAGTCAGGCACACCTTCACGACGCAACATGGCTGAATCTGAGTTCCAGTAGATTCGGCGTTTCTTGCCTGAATCCAGGGCGGCCTTGAGAATGTTCAAGCTCAAGTCATCTTGGAACACCGAGTCGCAATCGTCAAACACCAGGACATTGTTAGGATCTGAATGTTTGTACAAGGTACAATACAGACCGATAGGAGTCATGGCACCTTTGATCACTTCATACTTGATCTTGCGACCGCTGAGCTTGTCAAACAAGCCAGACTTCTCCAGTTGTTTTTCTACACCGTAGCTCTTGCCTACACCAGGAGGGCCAACCACGATCATGGCTCTGACATCACCGGCTATGGTGGCCTTGGTCATTTGATCCAGGATGTCAAATCGTTGTTCGATTCGATCCATGACTTGATCATCGGTCTCCTCAGGAGCCTGAACAACCACAGGACGATCCGTTGATACCTCACCGGCGGTAAACTCCAGGTCTTCGATGCTGTCTACTTTGATACGAACCACATCTGGAACATCTGGGCCAAAATAGCCATCTGCTTGCACTGTCACATAGCCTCCTCGGGCACCAGTTTGAAAACCCTTGACAAGATTAAAGATCATACCGTTCACGGGTTGATTGCGATACGATCCGTTTTTAACGAGAATAGTTGACATACTTCTAGCTCCTTCTTGATTGTTTTAATAATACTATTATACTAAATCGGTTATTTCTTGTCAACCAGGCTTTTACAGTAGTCTTTGTATTCAAAGTGGGCCAACAAAACCGAGTAGATCATATAGATACAGGCTGTAATTCCTGCCATTGCTACGCCTGTCATAAACTGTTCTGGAGTCATAAACTGTGCCACATACTGGACCGTCAAACCAACTGCCACACAAACCGCACCAAATGCCACGGTCAACACACCTGCTTTTACTTTTGGATTCATACACTGTCTTTCTTTAAAGTGTTGCGTAAAAACTACATTATGTTACTATTATAGCACCAAGAAGATTTCAGGTCAAGCAATAAAAAACCCTGCCATGTGCAGGGTTTTATAGTTGAGACTTATTTTCCACCTACGCGGCAGGGTATATGTTGCTGGCAAAAACTATGAGATCGGCTGTGAGCACGTCTCCGGCGGTCATGGCAATACCCACATTGCTATCAGATCCTGCAGGCTCCAGGCCATTCAATCTCACATTTGTACGGTTACACAGACTGTCTTGTATGTCTATGCCATAGCCAAACTTTGCAGGGTTTTGTATCACGGGCGACAGACCATGCTGGGCCAGGATGGCCGTACGTGATGGACGTGTGGCTGGATCGGTGCTGAGTAACATGGCTTTTTCTGCATCGCTCAACGGTGGAACAGCAAGAATTTCATAGATGGCTAGACGTTGTGCCGGCGTTGTTTCGGGACTTTCAATTACAGCCTTTTGTTCAGCCGAATATACAGGATTAAACTGTGGACCATGGTCCCACTCAAACAAGGCTGCGTGTGTGCTTCCCTGAGTCACAGTAATTGACACAGGAACAATAATTCTACCATCTGTTGCCAGGGCATCGTTGATGTTAACCGATCCGGTGGCTACGGTTTCCACCAAAGTTCCATCGCCTGTAAAAGCGCCGTTGAACACCTGTGTGCCATTCATGGTAATAACACCAGTGCTGCCAGGTGCTATCAGTGGGCCATTTAGCTTGAATTGTCTTGTTGTCATAACTGTTCTCCTATACGATTATTTATCATCGCCAGTGGCGCACAATTGCAGAATCTACAATTTCTGACGGTTTAGGATGGCCATGAAACACCAACACACTGGTGGTGCTGGTTATTTGTGTGCCCGATCCCGGACATTTATGACGCCTGCGCCGAAAATCGTAACCACCGTCCAGACACTGCCAACGCCAGCTTTGTACCCGATCGGCATCTAGATATCTGCACTGATTTGGCTGAATAGTTGCAGTCAAAAAGTCCTGATCTCCGTGGTAGTTTTGCACCATGCGGTCCAGCCCTTGAGCACAAAAACTATCCCACACATACTGGTAGTTTTTGGTGTTCCACCACATGACACTGGAATTAATGCCCACGTGATTTGGACGCCACAGGTATTTAAAATCTCTCAACGTCCAAAAATATGTTGGTGGATGATGCCAGATCCAATCTATGTTGTCAATTATAACTGTGTCCAGATCAAAATACAGCAATGGACCCGAATGATGCGCCTGGTTGAACAACTGCATTTTGTACCACCATTCTCGATTGGCCCGTTTTAATTGCCAGGGTATCAATTCATGCTTGATCATGGGTGATGGCACGGTTCTTTCGGCTTCGGTATACACATGCAATCTTATGCCTGCGGAAATATTACGACTCAACATGTTGTACAGGCGATCCACGTATGACCAATCATATTTGTCGCCGTGTATGACGCAGGCACAATCTATGGGTCCTGTGATCGCCGGTTCAGTTGTGGATGCCAAACTTTGCACTACTGTAGACTGACGTTGTGCTAGTTTTTGTGCTCGTTTGGCCTGTTTATCCAATTTTGGCTCCCAGGCGCTGTAGCCACAATCCTGAACCAATTTCTGACAAGGTATATTCGGTGTGGCATATTTCTACCAGCCACTGATCTCTTTCTATCGTGTAAGGCCGTTCTATATCTTCCATGTTGATGCTAACAGGATGTGCCAGGCTGGACCGATCTACTATGGGTCTAGTTCCAGCCAAGGCTGCCTGTATGCCTGGACCAGAGTTGTAGTTGATCATGGCATGGCAATCAAAGGCCAGGTTATAGCTGTCGTAGGTGTTAGCTATCCGTTGTGGCTGTTCTATGACCACATCCTTGGGCAAATGAATATGTATGTAACTGCCAAGAGGACTGCGAGGATGTGGTCTGACCACTATGGGTCTGTCCGTGACCTTTCTAAGTTCTTCTACCTGAGACCAGATCCAACCTTCCATGCTGACCAGTCCCACCACTTGCAAACTACGGGCGTGTTGTGCAGCTATGACGATCCTGGAATTACGACTGAGGTTGAGGGCCAGGCTGATGCCCAGCTTTCTGGGGCGATCCCAATCCAAGTTTTCTGTATGTCCATAGTAGCCGTTAGCCGTGATCGAGTTTAGGGCTATCTTCCAGGTCTCGCCACGGTACAGGGCACCTATGTCTATGACAATGACCGGACGTCCCAGACTTCTATAGTGACTCCACACTGCCTGATTGGCCGCCAGGCGTCCCGACCATAACACCGACCATATGATTACAGCATCGGCATCCCAGTTGTTTTCCACTGTTTGGTGTCCGTGTTTGTTCAAGCTGGCCAACACAGCAGACATCACAGGTCGGCTGTTTTGAGCACACTGATTTGGAAAGTAGGCCACACGCATAAGGTTAAATATTTAACCATGAATCTACCGCCCTTGCAAGGAAATCTAGACCAAGATCAATTCTTTGTGTTTGCAGCCGCAGATACAGTGTATTTTGATTTGCATGCTAAGCCATTGATCAACAGCATCATGACCAATGCTCCCAACCTAGGCATTCACATACACATCTATGATCCTAGACCAGATCAAATTGATTTCTGTCGTTCGCGTGCCAGAGTGACCTGCACGCATGAAACTTTGGATGATAAAGGTTTTCAGCAAGCCGCTGACTACTGGATGACCCGCACAGAGTTTTCCAACGAACGCCAAAGACAGATGTATAAAAAAGGGCAAAAACTAGGTCGTGATGAACTGCTACAATTGATACGTCAAACCTACTATGCCTGTGGTCGATTTGTTAGATTGGCAGAATTGTTGCAACCCGGACAACGATGCTTGAGCATCGATGTCGATGGATTGGTGCGTGGTCCTTTTGACTGTCAACTGGGTGCGCAAGATTTTTATCTATATCAAAAACCCAAAGACGGCACACATCTTGCAGGTGCTATCTTGTTCAATGGCACTGCAGGCGCACACGAGTTCCTACAAGAATATGCACGACGCTTGCGTGCAAGCATGGCCCAAGACGACCTATATTGGTTCTTGGATCAGTTCGTTCTAGATCAATTGGTACCAGGATATCGCACGGGTCTCCTGCCCATGAGCTACATTGACTGGGCTATGCGACCAGAAAGTGCTGTATGGTCGGCCAAGGGCAAACGCAAAGAATTAGAAATATTCAAGCAAGAACAAAAACTATATCTATAGTTGTTTGCGATACTCAATGAGTCGTTGTGCCCATTCCGATCTTTGACGACGCATGGTTTCTGATTTGTAAATTTTTTTTTGGTTGGTTCTATCTAGATAGGTTTGATCTAGATTATTGCCTGTGAGATCTGCTCGATCATGGAACACCACAGCATCAATAAGTTTGATAGCATTGGCTTCCAGACAAATATGGTGTATCCATGAATCGTTGGAATTTGACAAACTAACCGATCCAAAGATGTCAATCCACTTTCGGGGAATCAAAGGAAACAGTGCAAATTTTGGCCGATAGTTTTCTGTGATCATGTGCAACATGCCCATGTAATCCTGTTCGCGTTTGATCATGCTGTCCCATCCACTGGATTGCATCAAGGCATCATCGTTCCAAATCAACAGCCATTGGCCTCGAGCATGTTGAGCCATTAGATTGTAATAACAGTGCAGTTGTGCGTATCCCCATTTAGGGGTTTTGTGCACCTGCATGGTCGAGCCATACTTGCCAACCAAATTGTCCCAGGCCGTAGAAGAAAAAAAATCATGACTCTCAGCGTCATCTTCATCGTAGGCCACTGCTATTTCAATCTGCGCAGGATCATTGGCCAGACTCAGCAACGATTCAACCGTGCGAGTGACCAGGCTTGTGCGGCAACGAGTAGGCAACAACACTGTAACTAACATTATCTAACCCATTGTCTCATGTGTGCCCAACAACGACCAGATCTGAGATCTTCAAAATTCCAATGGCATTGAGCCAGTTGTCGGATCCATTGTTCACGATCAGGCATGACCGGTGTTTCAATTTGACTGAGATCAGTGTTGGCTATAGATCCTGCTTGGCTGTAGCCAGGATCATCGGTTATAAAACTGGGAATACCTTCTATGGGTGCCACAGCACTGGGGGTGCTGTTATGACATACCAGTGCCCAGCAGTTGACCAAGTCTTGAGTAATGTGTCGTCCTTGTGGGCTGATGGCAACATTGTATTTTTCCAACAGGTCCACATAGCGTGGATAAGCCTTCCAGTCACCGGGATGCCATCTTATCAAGATAGGTCTATCACTGTGTTGTTTGATTTGTGTGACTGTGTTTTGCAACCAGGTTATTAAATCAAATCCACGCATGCTCCAGCCCAACGGACGTTGTAGTGTGATAAGAATATGCTTGCCTGTGGTCCGCCAAGGTTTCAAATCCATGTTATAATGTCGCCGTATGTTGTTCCAGTTTTCCTCTCCGGGAGTTTCGTTGCAATATATTCCTGTTTTGGGAAATACTCCATTGAAGCTGTAGCGCAGATATCGATGTGGATTTACAGGGTCTTTGTAGATGAACACATTACTGTCGATACTGAGCCAGTATTTTCCAAGTCGTTGTTGAGTTTCCATGACCATTTTACGAACTTTATAGTGCGGTAATGAAGTTTTACGTGGATTGGCATCAAAAGCGTTACCAATTATAGCACCCACATCACAGGTCTCATATGCCTGGCTGTGTGTTACCTGGGCATGATCTCCGCACCTAGCTGCACCCTCGGCAAAATAGGTCAATGCGTTGATCTTTTCAGTGCCGTTGATGTGCTTGGGTAGGCTACTGAGGTAGCTTTTAATAATCAAAGGTTGACCGTTGCTCATTTTCTTGCACTATATGCCAGGCTTGCCCTGTGACGATTTCATCAATACTAAACTGCCCATAGGCCAGGCTAGATAACCATTTGTAAACTATTTGCTCATCCACCTGGGGCGGACAATCAATAAGACTGAGATCGTCGCTGGTGATAAGGCTGGCTGCTGTGGGGGCCAGACTAAAGCTGGGGATTCCTACCTGTAGGGCTTCAACAGCAGCTATGCTGTTATAGGTCACCACTGCCCAGACATCATCATCAAGTGCATCGTAGATATTGCTGGTGGTAGTTCTTTCAGCACGTCCGGGTTTGTCTTTGATCACTATGGGACGATCAGTGTGTTGTTGTATGGTATCTATTGTATTTTTGATCCAGGCATCTCTATCTTCACCATAAAATTCAAAAGGTTTTTCTGTGTTCATGATCAGCAAGATTTTTGATCCTGGATTCCGGCGCCAACCCTGATAAGTCAATGCAGGATTGAATCGGCACAGTGATTGCCAACGGTCGTCGGGCACATCCAAGAACCTACGCTGTTGCATGGCATTTTTTTCAATCCTATGATATATTTTTCTACCAGTGGTGTTGTTGGCGCTGCGATAGTTACCCAAATAACCAGTTTCCATGAAATAGAAATCACGTCCAGTTTTTTCAGCATGTTTGATATATGCTCCGGTGCTGATACCACGCACCAAGATTGGATCTGTGATAGTATTCTTGGCACGTTTGTAAGCATGACTGGTCATGAATTGGCTTTCTGGGAAAGCGGCCATGACCATGGCTGGATAGTCACTGAATTTGGTCAATCTAAAATAACGTTCTTCTTTTTCTCTTATGAGCAATTCAAGATTTTTATCTATGCGTTTGCTTTCTTTGTCATCTTGCGACCGAAATAACTGTCGCAAAAGTTGGAGCTCATGATACAATTTCAAAGTGTCTGCCACACTGTGTTTCAGCGCACTGCACTGGTCTTTGTATCGCAACTTGTATTCTTCCATGGGCCAGCGTTCGACCACGGCTATGGGCAAGGTCATATTATTCTTTGCTGACAATATTCAGTGAACATGCGTTCTTTGTGCCATTCTTCAGCCTGGGGAGTATCAGCAAACTCGTGGAAACAAGGCGTACCCAAGGTATAATGCAACAGTTTGGCCTCGGGATTGGCGCCATATTCGTCAGGCAACCAGTTCCATTCTGGCGGTAGTTCACCAATGCGCTTGTCGTCTAGCCAGGTAAATCTATGTAATTCAGCACCAGTAGCACGTTGTACAAATTCTGGTGTGAGTTTTCTATTAGGCCACGAACTACAGTTCCATAGAATCACACTACTCCAATTTTTTCTTGGATAGTCTTCGTTTTTGCTTCCTAGATACTTTTCTGTCATGCGTGTTTTGTAATCATGTTTGACCACATAAACATCGGCATGCTCCTCATTTCTTATATTCCATAATTTTACAATATCATCTCGCAGGATCATATCTCCGTCAATGAATATAGCCCATCCTGTATAACTCATAAGGTGTGGCACCAAGAATCGTGTATAGATAAAATGATTGCTTCCATCAGTGTGTGTTTCTTCGTAGTCCTGGAACAGATTCAATGCCACCGGCACAATGGCCACAGGTTGGCTGGCATGGCGAATAATGCTGTTCACACAGGTATGATATGCTATGGCCTCTCTTGGATCATAACCAATAAAAATTGGAATTGGTGTCATAGACGTTGTATGTCCTCTTCCGCACAATTCACGCCATACTGTATTTCTACCACACGCAGAGGTTGATCAGTTTCGTTACACAACTGATGCCATTCTTGACGATCTATGTGTATGTGTTGATGTTTGTCAAACACACCCAGCAATTCAGCATCACTTTTTCTGTTTATAGTATAAACTGTGGCAGTGCCTTCGGTCACAAACCAATGTTCCGCACGATCTTGATGCCGTTGCATGCTGAGACGTTGTCCGGGCTCAACGGTAAGTTCTTTGACCTTGACTTCGGCACCTGCTTCATGCAACACACGGTAGTACCCCCAAGCTCTCGCAGTCTTGGGTGCTTTCCACTCTTGTAATATCCAACTTGAGCTGTTGGCTTTGTCTTCGCCACCAACTCCAAACACAAACTCCACACCAGGCACGGTCATTTCTGGAATATTTTTGGCGTTACGATCACCACCGTTGGCAAATATGATTCTGGCGTTAGGATAGTGCGCACGTACCTGTTGCAAAAGATGACAAGCCGTGCCGTCCTCGTCGTCAAATGTATAAACCTCGTCTACGCTAGACAGATTGTTTAATACACACAGGCGTTCCTGCCAAGGCATGAATGCACGTCCTTTTTTACGGGCCAACCATTCGTCGCTGTTGATGCCCACAATTAAGTAATCGCCTAGAGTTCGTGCTTGTTTGATTAATTTTATATGTCCAGAGTGTACAGGGTCAAATCCGCCCGATACAACCACAATAGTATTCATGCGGGTATTTATATGTCCAGAATTTGACAGATTTGATTTACAGAATGGCCATGCTGGCCAGGCTATGATCAATCCAGGGCACGATCAAGTCTTGTTGGCGCAGGGCACTGTGAGCATATATGCTGGCCGCCGCAGATTCTGGTAAAAGATTACGTTCAACCAGGTCATGCCAAGTGGCCTTGCGAGCATCAATAGGTGGATGTTCACTGCGATAGACCACGGTATGTATCCAGGGTTCGGTCACAGTTTGTTTGAAAAACCCTGCGCCGCAGTCCCAACCTGCGGTGGCCAGCATGTACATCAGGCTGACCATGCTGTGATGATAATAGCAACCACTGGGCAATTCATAGGCTAACTGTCGATGATGTATGCGTTGTGTTATTGGCACAGCAAGCGACAACATGGCGCCCGGACTGGCAATGTGCCACCAGTTGCTCAAAGTCTGCACAGGATTCAAAGCATACTGGAATGCATCGTGGCACCATAACACGTCAAATCCACCCGGGTGAGGCGCGATAGTTTGTTCAAAATCACCAGATGTAATCGCAATGTTTGGGTGGGTGCCCGATTGTATTTTTGGTTGTAGATCTATACCCTGGCATTGTATGTTCAATGGCTCGCGATTTTCATCTCGGGTGGTGCGAGTGGCCCACCAAATCAAATCCTCACCCGAGCCGCAACCAAGATCGATCATGCTACGGATGCTGGCCATAAAATCATCATACTCATACAGTTGATTCAGCGTTTGTAGACTATGGCGATGGCTATCTCCAGGATGAATGAATTTCATATCTGTATGTCTTCCATGCCGGCTGTGCGCAATCTGACAATATGACCGCTCATCCATGATTTGCTATCCAGCCCTTTCATGATACCTAACCAGCGATTGCGCAACAGGGCCACTTCGTTGATGATGGTTTCAAAATCAATGACTTCATCTTCGCCATCCACATACTTTTCTGCATCTCTACTGGTCAGGGCACGAGCATAGCCTTCCAGGTATTTTTGGAAATGCTTACGGCGTATTTTTCTCAACTGTATGTTGAGATGATTGAGTATGGCTTCAATTTCTTGTAGTTGATTGAACCTGTGTTCAGTGATGCCGGGCAGTTCTTTGATGTTTTTCTCAATCAGACCTCCCACACGCACATCACGTTTGGCTTGTTCAAGTTCCTGTTCATAATAGGCTATAAAGTCAGGAATGTTGCCAAGATCAGCCACAATACGGCTATACCACATCAGTAATCCTCGTCCTCGTCACTATTGTAATCTTCATTATCTTCATCTTCGTCGGTATGATCTTTGAGATAGCTAGTTAGAGCACGTTTGACTTCCGGGTCACCTTTGAAAGTGTCTCGGATTTCGTCGGCATCTACATCATTGTCAATCAACACTGATACCAAGGTTTCTGCAGCATCACTGCGGTCCACAGTGTTTACATAACGCTTGATTTCATCCCAAATTTCTCGGCTTAATTCTACTGACATTTATTATTCCTCCGTGGCTGTTTCTTCAGTACTTACCGTTTCCTTCTGATTTGCAAAATCAGCCATGACCTTGTCCAAGCAACCTTCTTCGTTGCTTTCCCAGGCCTTGCGGAACTGCTTGATGATCTCGCCATCCGACGTCACGAACATCAAGCGATTGCCGTCTTTCTTGAGCAGGCCTTTCTTTTCAGCCAAGTCCACAAGTCCACTATAGGGGTTCATACCTGTTTCATAAGGAATCTTGACCTGTACACCCTCAAAAGGCTTGGCATAGCGTGTTTTCATTACCTTACAGCCAGCACGGATACCCATGACTTCACTAATCTTGTTGCCATCCTCATCTTCTTTGAGCTTCATTTTTTTCATAGCCACAACGATACTACTCGCATAGATAAAGCCTTGTCCACCTGAGATCTTGTCATCAGGATCAAACATGTCTTGACTGGCATAGGTATGATTGGTACATACCAAGCCCACGTTGTAACTACCAAACATGTTGACACAGTTACGCACCAGGGCTGTGAGTGCTTTGGGCTTACGGCCCAAGTCGCCTTTCATTTCGCCGGCATCAAACTGATTGACATCAGTGGGTGTCAACAACATGCCCAAGCTATCAATGATAAACATGACCTTGGGACGCTCACCGTCGGGCAAGGCTTTATAGTCAGCCATGAATGTGCTAATGGTCTTGGCCACGTCATCGATCATGGCCATGCTTAATTTTAACAGTTTGCTTTCTGATGTATCTACGCCCAAGGCCTTGAGCCAATCCTCGTCAAGTGCGTTTTCGCTGTCGATCAGCACAACAAAGATACCTTGCTGTTGTGCGTTTCTGGCAATGTTGCCCGAGCAGATGTAGCTCTTGCCTGCACCCGACTCGCCTGCAAACACAGTGACCTTGCCCAAAGGAATGCCTTTGTTGAAGTCTCCCGAGATCAGGTAGTTGAGTGCAAAGTTGCCTGTGCTGATCCAATCAGTTGGATCATTAAAGCCAATGCTGAGTCCGTCAATGCTCTTGGTGATTTCCTTGCGGAACTTGCTTACGTCAAATGGTTTACCCATGATTTTCCTTTAGTGAAGTAGTAGAGTCGCCCGATTATTGGCTTTAGAATTTTTATATAACATAGTTCTATAATACTTGAGATTTTTTTCTAAGTCTATGATATTGGCAATTGGAATTTGTGTTGCTATTGCTTTGACCCTTTTTTGTTGTTGCCAGTTGACAAATTCTTTGCTGTATGGTATTGTTTGAGGTCTGTCTAAATTTAATTGAAACGCAAATTCCAAAGTTTCGTAGTTGTAATGGTCCACAAATTCTAAATCAGTGTCCCAAAATTGCCATTTGTTATAAAACTGCCGGCCAACATATGTGTAGCCCAAACTCAAATTTACAACGTCGTTGTTACTGATCATGGTGTCTTGGAATGGATTATCAAATACTTGCCATTTTGCGTGTGATTTGAATTCAATATCTTTGGCAAAAAATTGTTCTAATCTATGCACTGTCGTGTTGACTTCTTCGTAGGGAAAAATAAATCCTAATTTTTGCATAGCTTCAGCCAATTTAATTTGTCGGATTTCATCTGGATAAAGGTCGTGCAATCTCCATCCAAGTTGGCTGACCGTTTTGTCTTGTGAAAATCTTAATCGATCTATGTCAACAATGTTTTGTTGAGACAGCACCCATTGTTCGTGTTGACGGTTTAAGAATTTTTGATCAAGATATTCAAGAAGATCAGTACGCTCGTCAAATTTTTGATCGCACAATCTTGGCATCACAGTGTTGGTCAAAGTCACGGCACTGTGCAACTCATTCAAATAACTGTCAACCGATGAAGAAATATTGCCGTCATCTGAGTAACTGTTGCAACTGTCGGCACTAGATTTTGATACCACGTGTTCCAATAGGTCTGAATTATAAACAACATCAAACTCAATTGAATCGTTGGAATTTTCAAATATTAAATTTAATTTCATTATCTATACGCAGGTAGATGCACAGGTAACGTATCCCTGTGCTTGATCTGTCAATGACTTACTGCTTTTGCCGTGCCCTGATCATGGCCAAGATGTCTTCGGCTTTTTGAGTCGAAGGTTTGGCTTCTACCGGCGCCGATGCCACAGCAGGCGCATCATCTTCATCAAAACTGCTGGCCGCCGCCGGAGCAGGTTTAGCCGCAGGTGCCGGAGCATCTTCGTCTGTGTGTGCGGCCCCAGATCCACCAGCTGGAGCATTGACGCCTGCTGGGCGGAAATACTGACCCCAACGTTCGGTATCATAGGTCTGGCCATCCACTGAAGCTTCAAACATTTCTTTGATGACCTTGACTTCGGCTTCGCCGGGTTTCTTGGGCAAGAATGTGCTCAAATCAAACAGGCCATGTTTTTCAATCGCGGCTTGTTCAGCTTCTAACAGTGCTGATTCTTTGCGTGCCCACTTACTACTGTTGTAGTCAGCAAAACCACCTTTGCTGGTCTTGGTGATGCGGAAGTCCAAGCCACGCAACAAGTCTGTTGGCAATTCTTCCAGTTCTGGATCCATCAACGCACCTTTGATAATGGTAAAGATCTGAGGACCAATGATGAATCTACGGATTGGATTCTCTGGAGTCTTGTCGTCAGCCAGTGGATTCTCACGAACGAAACCTTGGAAAATATAACTGCGTTTCTTCCAATACTTGCGACCCATGTCTTCCAGGGCCTTGTCCTTGAACCAGGTGCGGACTTCGGTCAGCACTGGGCAGGTCTCTTGCCACATCTCCATGCATGGCACCTGGACGTAGACTTGTTTTGAGTCTGCTTCACCTTTGATGCCATTGAATGGCAAGCGGATCATGGCCCGTTCTTGCCAAAAGAATGTGTTCTTTGAATTACCATCAGGTAAGAAACGGAGTGTGGCACTTTGGCCTTCTTCCATGTTCCAATGTGGGTAAATCGAGTTGTCACCGCCTGTGGAGTTTCCGCCTTGTTTGGATTCGCTGGCGGCTAGTCTTGCGCGAATTTCTGCTAATGATGCCATAGTTGAGTTGCCTTTCTAAAAGTTTACTATGTGTTGCCTATCTAAATGTTTAGATGTTACGTTGCCTGTGATGCTGACAAAAAAGCGCATACACTTTTACAAGTATACACGCTGGTTTGAGTAGCGTCAAGAGTATTTATGACGCGGTTGTTCTATTTCTAGTTTTTTATCATGCCTGATAGTTCTTTTAGGCGATCCAGGAACGTAGTGTCTTTGGCCACTGGTTTCATACGACCCGAGTGCCCATACTGTCCTGCCAGGGCCGACGTTTCGTACATGCCACACTCATTGAGTCCATGAACTGGACAACTTTCGCCAGCTTCGGTCATGTTGCAACGGCTAGCTTCGCCGAT